GGCCATCAGGGTTTGGATCGCGATTTTCAGGCTCTCGGCTTCGGCGCTGTCGGGCTGGATTTCATTGTCGGACATATCCGCCATAAGGCGCTCGACGTTCGCCAAGCGCTCGCTCATGTCGGAAATGCGCGCCTCGATCTCGGGCCGCATTTTCATGGCGCGCTGGAAGCCCAGCTTGACGTAGCCGACACCCGTGATGATCGCGCGCCGCACCGTTGTCTTCATGCCGTTTTTGAACGGGTGGGTTTGCTCCCGGATGTTGTATTCATAGAAAAGCTCCAGCGTCTTGCCGACGCGGGTCATCATCTGGTCGAACTGCTGGACCTGTTGGGCGTCCTGGAGGATCATCATCGCCTGGGGCGGCGGCATCATGCCCACCATCATGGCTTGCTGCATCTGTTGCTGCGCCTGGACCAGGGCCATCGAAGACCCGTCCCAGGTTGTCGCGACAATCTTCTCGGTCTTCTTGGCCTTCATCGTGGGATTGTGCGGGTACAGTTCGGCGGTGCGCTGCTGGACATGGCGCAAGGAGATGTTCGCCACATAGCGGTCGTCCCGCTTTGTCCCGTCCCGGACAAAATCGGGCCACTGCTTGCCCTCGGTGAAAGCCATGTTGTCCCGCATGCGCTTGAAATCGGGCTCGAAGAACTCACGGCTGTCCTTGACCCGCTTGGTCCAGTCTTCGACCAGCTTGCGCCGTCCCTCGTCCGGCTGCGGGATGTCGCGCTCCATCACCTTGTCGTTGGCGGCTTCGGGCGGCGGCGGCGGCGTCAAGCCGAACTCGTCATAGTCGGTGCCCATTTGCGGGGGCGGTGCCGCCGCCGTCGGGTCGAACATACTGCCAAGAGCCGACATTACCAGCCTCCAGTGCCGTAGCCGACGCGCACGGAGCGCTCAGCCTGTTTGCGTTGTTCGAGCAGCCGCCCGAACGTGTTCTCGCCAAATTCTTTATTCGCGGCTTTGTTGCGCTGTGAGGCGCTGACCTGGAGCGTCAAGCCCAAGCCGATATAAGCCAGCGCGTCCACGAAATCGTCGTGGGTGTCGAAGGGGAAGCGCAGCAGTTGATCGCGCGCCATCGGCCACCAGGGGGCGCGCTCCGGGAAGCGCACCTTCCCCATCGACATGCGGCCCTGGATCGATTGCGCCCTGGTCTGCTTGTCGGCAATCGGCTGCATTTCGATCATGGTGCAATAGGTCGAAGTCTCCAGCATTCGCTTGCGCAGGAACGGCCCAATCGATTTTGTGATGTGGCCTTTCTCCGCCCACCAGAAAACCGGATGGTGCGCCTTCATCATGCGCAGCATGCTCTCAACCGTTTGATCGCTGGTCATGGCCCGCCAGATACAATCCGGGTGAACCCAAATCGTGTCTTCCTTGTCGATCCCCACCACCAGCAGACAGGTTTTGTCCGCGTACTGTTTAAGCGAGACGGCGTGATCGGACGCCGCGTAATAGCGCAAGTTCGCGGGCAACTCGTTGGGCTTGTAGGTGTTGAGCCATTTGTCGCTGAAAAAAGTGCCGCCCGTCGGGGACGGGCGTCCCTGGTACAGCGCCGAGAAACCGCGCACGTCGATGCGTTGCTTGGACAGAAGGAAGTTGCGGCCAAAGCGTCCCGGCCAAAGCGGCTGTCCCTCCTCGCGTCCCAGCGGATCGACTTCCTTGCCAAAGGACAAGGCGGGCAGATCGATGATCTTCCACTCCGCCGCTTCCTCCGGGTCATAGTGCGAGTTCGACGGATCGGTCAGGCGACCAATCAGATCGTCCTGGTGCCAGCGGGTTTGAATGAGCAGGATGCGGCCCGTCTCGTCCATCAAGCGGGTCGCGATCACCTGCGAGAACCACGTCCAAAGCGTGTCCCGGATCGTGGGGCTGTCGGCCTCCTGACGATCCTTGAGCGGATCGTCGATGATCAAGAAGTCGCCGCCGCGCCCGGTGGTGGTGCCGCCGCGACCGACGAAAGCGAAAATGCCGCCTTTGTTGGTTTCCAAGCGGTCGCTGGCCTGGCTGTCGGATTTGAGCGTGACATCGGGAAAGACCTGGGAGAAAGGCGGGGACAAGATGATGTCGCGCACCGCCCGGCCAATATCTTGCGAAAACTTCTCGTTGTAGGTGCCGAAGATCAAGCTCTTGGTGGGGTTGCGCCCGGCCAGCCATGCGGCAAACTTTTTCGACGCCAGTTCTGTCTTGCCGTGGCGCGGCCCGATTTGAATGATCAGCTTGCGATAGCGCCCGGCTTCCAATTCCTCCAGCGCCGCCGCCATGATCTCATGGAATTTTTGCGCCTCGTAGCGCGAGAAGTCAGGATCGTCGGGCTGGTTTGCCGTCGGCATCATCAGGCGCGTGAACGCGAGCAGACTGTCGCGTGCCGCGAGGCACGCGATCAGTCTTTTTAGCACCAGCTCGTAGCGCGCCTGATCCTTGTTCAGCTTTCATCGTCCCAGCGGGCTTGCGTTAATCGGTGCGGCTGTCGGTGTCGTCGCATTCCTCCAGGCCGAACTCTTCCTCTGCCACGACCGCTTGCGGCGTGTAGGGGAACGGATGCGTCCCGGGAATTTCCGTCACCGCCGGATTGGTGCGCGGCGCGGTGTCTTCCACCAGGACCTCGCTTTCCGCGACCGCGCCTTCCGGCACGGGGAACGGATCGGTGCCGGGCGGCAGGACCGTCGCGGGATCGATAGCGGGCGGCGTCGGCGGATCGGTGCCGGGCGGGTTCTGGCCGTCTTCCCAGTGCGGCACGGAAGGGACTTCCGCGTCGGGATGCTGCGCCTGATAGCCTTCCTTGCCGGGGGGCTCATCGACCGTGATGTAGGGGAGTTCAACAACGCCTTCGACGGTAGCCATTATGCTTTCTCCTTCTTGTCCTCTTCGACATTGGCGGGGACCGCATGCGGTTTCATCTGCGCTGCGGCCTGGGTTTGCAGTTCGTTGATAACCGGCGCGGAGACGCGGTAGGGTGCTTCGCCCAGCGCGTTGACGATGATGTTCGTCATCTCCATCGAGAGCTTGAAATTCAGTTCCATGTTTTATTCTCCTGGGTGTACGAGCGGCGGTGTCGGGAGCGTTTCAAGACGGGGACGGCCATCCGGCCCGCTGGTGATCTTTCGGACAATGCGCTGTGCTGCATCCCCTGCCTGACCAGCGAGCAAATCCTCATGCTCCTGATCGGTAATCGGCACCGCATCGGGCGGCACCGGATTGACGCAGCCGGGGACGTTCACCGCATCGTGGAAAAATCCATGCGCCGCCGCCGACCAGAACCATCCCATAGCCTCGCTCCCTAATATCCTATCGCGAACCAGTTGAAATTGTAGGACGCCGACGTGTTGGCGGAGATACCGAAGTGACTGTTGCCGCTGGGATAGGTCACGGCAATGAGTGTCGCGCCGCCGACGCCCGTGCTTTGCGCGACCGAAGCCCAGCAGCCCATCAGCGCATTGGGGAAGGTCAGCGGCAGAACGATGTCGTTGATGCCAACAAAGGCGTAACCCGATTGCATGATCAGGCCACCGGCAAGCTGGACAACCGTCGAGGCGGTCAGCGAAGGGCCGACGCCATTAAAGACCGGCGGGAAATTGTTGAGAACCAGCCAGCCGTTCGGCTGGAGCTTCATCCGTTCCGCGAAGTTAAACGGTGCGCCCGCAGCCGGTATCCCGGCGCTGTTGCTGTACCAGACATGCGCGCCGTCTTGCAGCCCGTACAGCGCCGAAGGCTTGGAGATCACAGCCCGCCACGTCGAGCCGTCAAAGAAAGCGTTGTTGCTGAATTGCAGCGCCGTGTTGGTTTGGCCCGCATAGTCAACCGCAAAGATGCTGCCCTGCGGGCCGATGCTGACCGTCTTGTAGTTCGCCGCCCATGCTTGCGGGGTGACGCCAAGGCCGAGCCGACCGTTGCCGTCGAGCCGCATCACTTCTTTCAGCGCAGCAACGCTACCCACCGCGCCTGTCGGAAAAGTTTGCCAAATGTGCAAGCCTTGGATTTGCGCATACGCGCCACCCGGAGCGGCGCTCGCCAAGCAAAAATTGGACGCCGCGTCGAAGTAGGCATTCTCCGCCATCCACATATATGGCGTGCCGACCTGACCAATGATCGAACCGCTGCCCCCCGGCGTAATCGCCACGCTGTTCGGGTGCCATAGCGAATTAGGCACGGCGCGCAAGCCGAGGTTGCCGTTCCTATCGAGACGCATCTTTTCAACAGGGACCGCGACCGCACCGGCTGCACCTACGGGGGCGATGCTCCAATAGATTTGGCCGTCCACCAAATCCATGAACGCCCCACCGCCCGGTGCGATGTAGTGCCAACTGACCCCATCGCTCCAAAGGTTAGAAGCCAATACGGTGTCGGGACCGCCAGGGCCTATGAGGCTCCCGACGATCCCAAAAGCCAGACCCTTTATGGTCGCGCCCCATGCTTCGGGTGAGCGACCGATACCGAGGTTGCCTGATGCGTTGAGCCGCATACGCTCCGTCACCGCAACAACGCCACCCGCCGCACCGGTTAGGGTTGAGGACCAAGCATGTTCGCCGCCACCGGAAAAATATGCGCCGCCAGTCCCGGCATTGACGAGCTTCCAGTTCGCGCCGTCATAGTAAAGATTGGAAGTGGTAGCGATCAGCCCGGTCGCTATGTCACCGGCAATCGCGCCGCCGAGCCCAATCGCAAGAGCTTTGTACCCGCCCCACGCTTCCGGCGCGCGGCTGATGCCGACGCTGTTGAACCGCACATTGCTGTTCGTGTTCAAAAGCTGATCGAACGGATTGGCGGTCGCGATCAGCGCCAGCGTCGCCGCGTTCAAGTCAACCGGATCGATGGTGCCGTTCTGGATTTTTGCCGACGTGACGCTGCCGTCCTGGAGCGCCGCCGTATCGACCGCGCCGTCCGCCAGCACGCGCGCATCGACCGCATTCGTCGCCAATTTCGGGTTTGTGACGCAGCCGTCCTGGAGATGAATGGTCGCGATGGAATTGGGCGGGAGGGACGAAGGCGCTGCCGCGATCCAGTCCGTGCCGTTCCATATCCTGATCGTGCCGGGCGGGATCGACGTGTCGAACCAGATCGCACCGATAGGCAGCGGATCGCCGGTCGCCGTGGTGATCGGCGGCACCGGGCCAGCACCGGCATAGTACCAAGCCGCATTGCCGAAGGCTTGTGCCGCTGCATTGGCCCACCACCGGCTTGACCAATGGTCGCCCGTGATCGCATTCACCGCCAAGACATCGGGCGGGATCGTGTCGGGCATGTGTTCGGCCCATGCGCCCGCCAGATCGGCAAAAAGCATCGCCTGATCTTCCGAGCCCATGGCGGTGCCCGCAGCCGTTTCCGCCGCGACCTTGGCATTGGTCGCGGCGGTTTCTGCTAGCGCTGCTGCTGTCTCCGAACCTTCTGCTTCTGCGGCGGCGACTTGGGCGGCGTCGCGCGACGTGGCGGCATTGGCGGCTTGCGCGGCTGCGCTGGTTGCTTCTGCTTCTGCATTCGTTGCTGAGATTTGAGCTTGGCTGGCATAGCTTTGGGCCTCCGTGACCAGGGGTTGAACATCATCGATAATGTCCTGGGACACCTGGTCGAAAAGTCCCGGGACCAAATTGTTTTGATCAATGATCCCGTCGCGGATCGTCCCGTCGCTATTGAGCGAAATGCTCGCCCACGCAAGCTGCTGGGTGATCGCGAGATTGGTCAGATCGAAATTGCTGTCGAGCTGGTCCCCTGGGGGCGGAGCCGTGGGGTTGTTCACTTGCCAATCAGTGAAAGAAAAATTCCGTGCGGGCGGGGCGGGCATCGGTGCCGTCGCGAGAAGCGCTGATCTCAACCGCCCCGGCATTGGGCCCCTTCCCTTGGGCTACCAGATTTTGCCCTTGGGAAGCAGCACTAACACAACAAATGCAAGACACGCAATGCAGATCAGCGCCTTGCCCCTTTCCTCTCAGGTTATCCGCGCTGAAATTTTACGGCCTTCTCGCTCAGTTGGCAGGGGGAGCTTTTCGGCCAAAAGCTGAGATATAACAAGATGTTGGCTAGGGTGGAGGAATTCTAAATTTTGTAGCTACGGCATCATAGGCACACGGCGCGCGCGGTCGGGAGGGGGGAGGGGGGCGGAAGCCGCCAGGGACAAGGCGCTCGCGCGCGTTCGTTGTCCCCTTCCCTGCTGCGTCCTAGCGCAGGACGCACACAACGCAACAGGGACAAGGGCTTAGCGACACTTGTCCCGCAATCGCTCAAGCTCAGCCTCAAGCTCAGCCCGGGACAGTTGTCCCACCGGCACCAGGGCCCCCTTGGCCGGGGCAGCCTGATGCCGCCCGATTAGCCCGTCCATCTCAGCCAGGGTACGGCCCGCCGACGCTTGCGCCTGGGGCGAAGCCTTCGGATTGTCCATTACTTTCAACAGCTTGGCGCGCACGTCATAACCGCGTGACATTTTGTTGTCCCGATGTTTGTCCCGCACCTGGGGACCAAGCCCGAACTCGTCCCCTACTTCGCGTCCCATGAAATCATCCTTTCCCGTTTGTAGTCCGCCAGGGACAACGCAACACGCCACGCCCGGGCCCATTCCTGGGGACGGGACAGCCGATCATGCCAGAGAACAACCAGGGCGAGACGCGCCGGGGCCCGCATCGCCACCGGGACCGTCCCCAAATCCTGCCACGCCTTGAGAGCCATCAATTCACCAGGGACAAGCCCAAGCCGCCACATCGCACTGAGCAACGCGCTTTCTTTTCGTCCTGGTAGATGCAGCTTGGGACGCCTCGCATGCCCGAGACAGAACCGGGACGACCGCAGCGCCGACCGCTTGCAGCGCTCGCAGCGCCGCACGACCTGGGCCGGGAATTGCGTGGGCACCAGGGCGAGCAGGGACGACGGATGCCCGCGCCACCCGCCTCGCCTTTTCTCGCCATTGCCGGCCAACATTTTGTTGTGTCCTTGTCCTTTTGTCCTGTAGCATGGGACCGCTACTTGATAGCACCCACCACAACAAAAGGCAAAAACCGTTATGAAACAACACCCTAGCGTAAACAAAAGGGGCGCTATGCGTTCCTTTGTCCGAAGCCATCCCGACGCCGCCGCGCACCTGGGAGGCCGCAAGGTCAACGATTTGACCATGAAAGACCTTGAAGCGCTGGCCGTCATGCTCGCGAACAAGACCGGGGCCG